GATCAACTTGCGCTTGGTATGTATTTACTGCGGAGATTACGTCTTTAATCGCCGCATTTCCTGCGGAGTTTGTAATATGCGGCTTGAGCTTTTCAATGCTCGTCTTTACTCCAACTACGGATGGCGCAGTATATTGTGCCTTTTCTTTTGCACATCCAATAAGAAGTCCCAATGCACAAACAATAAGAAGTTTGCTCATTTTTCCAATGACTTCAGTTTTCTAATGCCAGAAACAATTGCAATGAGTGCGGCAATAAAGGAAACAATAAGAGTCAGGTTTTGAAGCCACACATGGGTCGTGTTAAAGAATGAAATAATCAAGGTGAGCAAAGACACAATTGCGCTAGTTGATCCAACCTCTGAACTTGGAGCAGGATTATTGTTCATTTGAAGTTAAGCCTAGTTCCTTAATCTTTGCGTCAACTTGTTCTGGAGTCCCCTCAAACATATCAAACGGAGTGCCAGTTGAGGTTCCCTCGCAATCCACAATGCGAGTGATGATCTCTTTGGTTTCGGCGTTGTAGATAAGTCTGTCCATTTTAGTTGGTGGTTAAAGTTACTCCACGGGTGACAAGTGCGGCGGCAGAAGGCCCAGCCTTTGTAACTGATACTGTTCCAGTCCCAGTTCCAGTTCCAGTTTGGGAGGCGATGTTATACTTAAATGATCCAGTCGTGAAATCGGTAGGAAGGATTGCTGCATATCTATTAGCATTAACCAGAGGTGCGCCAACTCCCGCTACCCTTATCATATCACCAATAGCATATCCGTGGTTAGCAATTGTCGCTGTGCAAATAGTTCCTGCACCGACAAATTGAGAACCATTAAGGCCAGTAACAACTCCAAGATTGCTAGGAGCAGAAGACGTGCCAGTAATGGTTACTGCCCTTCCAGTTCCAAAAAGAAGCGTTCCATTGTTGCCATCCATGTACGCAAGGGCGGCCAGAAGATTATTAACGGAAGTTTGGTTAAGAGCGATGTTTGTTAAATTTACCATTCCAAGCATTGCCTTCCACGTTCCAAGTACGGATGGCATGGTCAACGTGGTAAGTGCTGGTGCTGTAAAAGATAAATTGCCAGAACAGAAAGCCAAGGAAGAAAGGTTTAATGAGGTTAAACTATTCGCAGTAAAGTTCATTCCAGACATTATCTGCAATTTTGGTACGTCTATTGAAGTTGATCCAGCCAAATTTCCACCCCAAGGGGAACCAATAAATACTAATTCTGGAAAACTGATTGATGTAAGTGCTGGATAAGTATTTGGACTTCCAAGTAGCGACCCTCCAATGTATTGCAATTTTGGAAAATTTATAGAAGTGAGGTTACTATAAGTGAAAACGCCACCACCAGCAAATAAATTTGATCCAACATAAATTAAATTTGGTGCAGATACGCTGGTGGAGGTTGTTGGTGCATTGGAATTAAAAAACCCTCCAGTAGTTCCTTCCAAATCAGAAAAGGTAAATGTTGTTGGGCCATTAAGACTTCCGAAATAATACTCAATAGCACTCACCCACTTGCCACTACCAGTTCCAGTCAAAACTCCGTTAATCTGCAAATCCTGTGCAGGGACAACGGGAGTTGGAGGAAACGGAGCAGGAACAGTCCCTCCAATAGCAATGCTAATTGGCGACTTTGCAATATAGGCTGGCTGGCGAACGATAGACATAGGTTAAGCTCCGATAGTGACTTCTGCTACACTTCCTGCGGCGGCAAAGATCCCACGATGCTCAAGTCCAACCTCATTTGGATTGGCAATGTAGGTGTCTCCTGCGTTTAGGAGATAGGTGAAATCTGTTGTCGTAACCGCCGTGCTTCCCTGTCCAATGTAAAGGACGGCAGGGCCGACATTGAAAATAGAAAGCGTAACACGGCTTGTGCTTGCGGCGGCAATGCTTGTGTCAGTAGCCGCAGAAAAATTACTGCGAGTAGCAGTTGTTGCTTTAGAAAGCGTTCCTGTAGTTGCTCCAGTAGCAATAGCATTATAAATCTGCCACCTTTGTTCGCTATCGGTGGTATCTACAAATGAAGGAAAATTGAGTGGAGTAACAGGCATAATATTTGAGTAAAAGTGACATGGAGGGGTAGAACCTCCATGCCACCTTTGAGTTTAATTACTGAAGGAAACCGACAACGTACACATCGCCGACGATTGCGCCAATGCGACCAGCGGTATCAGCCGTGGAAGCCTCGGTAACAATCGAAGGATTGTAGTACGAGAAGGTTGTAGCAGTAGTCGAGATAACGGTGACGAAACCATTATAAGCGGCATTACCAACAGACTGAACCTTCACTTTAGCACCAGCAACAAGCCAAGCAGGAACACTCGCCACAGTCAGGGTCGAGATGTTGTTTGCCGTAGCACGGAAGGTAGTAGCAAGCGCAGGAACAGCGGCTTGCGTCACATTCACACGGACGCTTTGCGTTGCGGCGGCTCCATTGCTAGGAATAGAGGTGGATACTGGAACTTGTCCAAGAACATAGCCATTGGTAGCAGGGGTGAAAACCGTTTGTGACAGATTTCCAGTTGCGTTAGGGCTAGTCGAAACAGGGGTTGCAGGGAGAGTGGCGGTGGAGATGTTTTCTCCAGTCGTGCCATTGTCAATTGCAACAATTGCTTGCGTTCCATTGGTTCCAAGAGCGTTTTGATAAACGACAAACGAAGCAGTCGGGATAAACGTCTGCTGATCTCGTTCAATTTGCCCAAGGGTGTAAGTACCAGTTCTAGTGAAGTCAACGGACAGAGGGCCGAAGCGAACCAGAGTTAGGTTGTTAGGAGTAGGGTTAGGGACGGACATAATATATTTTGTTAGTTTTTAGTAGTAGCCGGGGGTGTTATAAACCACATTGTTGAGTAGATACATAACGTGAGCAGTTCCAGAAACGGAAGTAACCACAATTGTACGAGACAATGGGCCGCTACCAGAAAGGCTCAATGCGCCAGTAAGTGAATCGCCGTTGATTGTAATATTAACACCAGCATTAGCACTAATAGACCAAGACAACGCACTCGTAGGAATTGTTACCGTTGTTCCAACAGTAACCGAAAAAATATACGGAGTCAGGGGTTGCCCCTGCCCCACATAAAGTAGGGCAGGAGCGTTCAAGACATCCGACGGAGCATAATTAGATGGGTTCATCGGAGTATTGTTTTATCGGTTAGATAGGCTGGCTAACAACGCTGGAACAGACGTAGCAATCAGGGGTGTATTGCGGCGTGTAGTTCGTGGATAGGGTGCAAGGCGCAGGGATGATCAGACGGCTTGTGTTGAGCCTGTGAAGGATCGAATGCATCAGGGTCGGATCTTGGAACTGCATACCCATACGGAACTGGTTCCAGAAGAAACCTTGGTCACGCTTGATGTTGCACTCCCAATCGGGGTTCTTCCATTGCCAATCACCAGCGTAGTTCTGGGTCATGCCTTGAGCCTCACCAATTCCGCTTTGGGAAGGGCTGATCCACTTGATCATAGCCTTGTTGACCCAAGGGTTGGTGATACCGAAGTCGGCATTGTTGTATTCGGGATTCTGCACATACTTGCAACCAAGCTCGGTGGTAACAGGCACATAAGGCAGGACACGAACCAGACGAGGCCAAGTGTCAGGATTGTTGGCGTTAAAGGTCGAAAGGGCCGCATTATAAGCCCAATCAACTTTCAGACGGACACCGTTGATGTCGTTGCAGAAAGCGTAGTTTCCGATAACACGATCAATACCAAGGGAGTATTGAAGTTGCTTGTCATCGAAATCGCTAACGCTCTCCCACCATCCACCAGACTGCTTGGCATACTGCCAAAGCTGACGGAGAACACGGCTATCGGGAACGATAACCTCAAGGAGAGGACGACCAGCGGCCTCGCTTACGTCGAGACGATAGGCATCATCTTCACGCTGAAGGTTGATGAGGATGTCATCAAGCGTATCAAGCGAGAGAAGACCAATGTTTCCAAGCTGGGAAGCAGGGAGTTTAACATAGACATAGCCCATGTTGAAGCTACCCTCGTTCGTTCCCTCAAAGGGTTGAACGATGAACATCTGATCGTCTTGAGCTTGGCAAGAGAGAAGGCTCTGACCATCGCTGATGGGACACCACTTGTGACCAGCACCTCCGATCCATTGCGAGCGGGAAAACTCCTCATGGACGTTCTTGGTGATGTTGACATTGGTAGCCATGATGTGATCCATCTCTTCCTGTGGGAACAGACGATACATGAAATCGGTAAGCTGATACCAATCGGTACGCATTGCCTTGGTGAAAAGGCTGA